TTCCATTCGTTCTACCAGTTTCAGATAGTTGGGAATGATCTTGTTATTCAATCTCTTCACAAACAGTATATGAATTTTATTGAATGAGAAAATATCACCATCAGTGAACTTGCAGTAAGGTGACGCCACTAAAGTTCCTGCTCCATACTCTGCAACTGACGCAACAGATACAGACATAACTCCACCAAGCACTATCTCGTCCTCTGTTTCTTCAATCAATTCACCAATAACAGTCTCACCAGATGCAAATTTTATACAGAGGTATTCTGGTATATACTCATCTTCGCTCATAAATTCACCTCAACTATTCTATAATTAAAATTCTCTTCGGAGTAGGTTTTTAGTCTCTCTGCGAAGTGCAGTAACGTGTAGTTCTTGCTATTCTTCCAAGACAGGTTATCTGAAATGTCATATAACTTACATTCAGTCTTGCCATCTTTCTTTCTCAGACCTCTACCAACAGACTGAAGATTTCTAATCTTTGACTTACTGGGTGATGCAAATATAACATTTTCAATTGAAGGAATATTGGCACCTGTTGAAAGTGTGCCCACGCTTCCAATTATGATTGCATCTGATTCCAATTCAGTGATATGTCTGATTGCTTCTCTGTCTTCAACTTCAGTTCCACCATGCACGAAAAAGATTTTCCTGTTCTCAATGGCAGCATTCCTGATCAGATCATTCAATACAGTGCCATGTCGGATATACTGAAACAGTACAAGTGTATTACCTTTAGTATTTAGTGCTAGATTTTTTATGAACTGATTTCGCTTAGTGTTGGATACAAGAAAGTCAATCTCCTGCTGATACTTCATATCTTTGTTTGCCTTTCTTATTTCGTCGGCATATTTCAGCACGATACAAATGATGTTCAACTTAGCAAGTGTACCGGCATCCATCAGATCCTTGGATGTGGTTACCTTATGGATGGGTCCGAATATTCCCTGGAGAACAAGGTTGTGGCAGTTATGCACAACAATCCCATTTGCAATATAATTATGATTATTCTCTACCTCTATATCATACACATCATCATCGTAGTCGATATGTTCTACTGACAGAACATCCTCACATACCACATTTTTTTCGTTAAATTGGTAATACATATACTTCAAACCCCTTCCATTTACCTTGTATTACTTTTGCGTACCCAGTTTGCCCAACTCTCTTAAATGGAGCAGGTCTTTCACAGTTATATGTACGTCTCCAAAATTCACAAAGACCAATGCGATCTACGATGTGTTCCAGACCACTTGGTTCAATTACCCGATATCTTGTACTACTTATATGTATGTCCTTTCGGGCATCGGAGATTTTCTGTTTAGTTTCAGTAGAAGAAGTTTTACCTTTATTCCAAGGAGTTTTACCTAATTTAGCGGTAGACCTTTTCTTTCTAGTTTCCTCTGAATCTGGTCCTCTGTTTTTTAATCGATCAATAAGATCGATCTTCATCGCGTCAGATCGATCTTTCCCGTGCATTTCTTCCCAGGTTCTAGGTCCTCTTTGGTCATATGCTATTTTTTTCGATTTCCTTATAGCATCTCCCTTGACCTCACGAGCATATTCAGGATCTACTAGATACCTTTCATCCAATTCGCCCGATAGAACCCTATTCATCACGTGAATTGAGGTATTGAAGTGTAATACTGCATCTTTCAATTGATTAAATTCGATACCAAATACCACAACGCATCTTTTGTTTGAGTTATTTTCAATTCTTCGTCGTAATTCAGCATCAGATATACGTCTACCCTTAAACAGTTTACTACAATACTCAGCATTTATGCGCCTCATATGTTCAAAGTCTCTCGAAGTTATATGAAAATGTCTGGGGTTTGTGTGCGATGATCTTGCCATACACGACCAGGCTTTCCCTAATTTAGCATATCTCGAAGGGTTGTTTTTGTGAATAATGTATAGTAACTTATGACAAATATAATGCTCTCTGGGAGTAAGATTGACTAAATTGTTAACGTCATCTGTACCTCCGATACATTTAGGGATAATGTGGTGGTTTTCATATTCGCCCGGAAAAGTCTTTATCCTTTTTAAATCTGTCCCTCGTTTGATTATGTCGTTGTGTATTTTCTCGTAGTTCATACAGATCTCCTTCTGGTTTTTACCAAATACTTGAGATCTGTACGGAATGCTGTTTGATGTGTAGTACTGTTGGATAAATAGTCATGCTGATGCTCTCCTGTAGTATTAGAGTTCTCGGAGACGCCAATCTCGTGGAGAACATATGTTTAGATAACATATACTCTATTTATAAGAAATAAAACTTTGACATGGAAAAACTTGAATATAATTGCCCTTATTGTTACGAATGGGTGCTAAAAACTGACTTTAGGAGTCACCAGTTGGGTCACTGGAACGACCCTAAAGTGAATAAAGCTCCAGAGACACTAGAAGAACTGAAACAGAGGTTTATTGCGATTGGAGGGTGGGAAGAAAGGTGATTGTATAGTCATATAGAACTAACTCGAATAATTACATCCTTTTCTGTAATGTCTTTAGCCTCTTTCCAACCCAAAACTGTTAATATATTATGATCCTCTGTCACAACTAATTCGTTGTGTTTTGTTCTAATTCGGATCATTGTTTTTTTATTGCCATTGTTAAGAACTCTAACAACTTTATTCATCTCACTATCAAATGTGAGATTATTGATGGTGATCACAACATCCCCAACCTTCAAATTAGATATTGCCACTTGACCGTTAACTGTGCTAACCATGGAGTTCTTGTCTATACACTTATTATTATCAAGTGTTCCCGTTGTTCCGACCTTATACTTCATATTGACAGTCTTTTCCAGAATGGACACCAGAGACTTTGCTTGGGCAAGATGACATTCATCGCAGAGTATCACATCGAATTGTTCAAACCATGACTTGGGTTGTCGGTGGATACTTTGCCAAGTCGAGATCATAACATGTTTGGAAAAATCCCGAGTGAATCCAGAGTATAACTTTTGACAGTGATCATCAACGGACCAACCATTGTTACTGGAGTAGTCAGCAAAATCATTATAGAGTTGTTCCACCAACAGAGTGGTTGGGGTGAGGATCAGTATCTTTCTATCCTGTTCAATGTGCCATCTTGAGATACTATACAGTATGGCAGACTTACCGGATCCAGTTGGCGCCAAGAGTATGGCACGATTAGTATTGATTGCATTATGAATGGCATCAATTTGATAATCACGAATCACAATTGGTTTGCCATGACCATATAGATCCAGTGACTTCAGATACTCGTGAACCTCTGCCATACTGATATTATTATCAACGACAATTGGATCAACTGTCTTCACTGTATAGTCGTGTCTCTCCGCAAACTTCAATAGAAAATCATAGAGACCAACGTATAATGTTTTGCGATGCAGATCAAACAGTCTTACATATCCATCCCAAATTTTTGCTTTATATGAAGGCACAAACTGATATCCTTCCACTCGAAATTTGAAATGATCGGATAACTCCTGCGCAATGGAATCATCGCACCGCACCAGCAAATGCACTTCATTGAGTTTTTCTATTGTGATCATCCGCCTGCCTGGAACTGCTTGTAAGCGATTGCGTTACGAATGTCCCAGTTTCTATTCCTAAGAGCAGTCAAGATAGACTCAATAGTGTATATCATTGTATTGAGATACTCGATTTTGATATTGGTATTGTTTAGATCAGTATCACCCACTAGAAATTCGTCGAGTTCTGACTTCAATGGTTTTACACCTTGCCACTGATCCCACCCCAACTCAACCAATTCTTCGCGGGGTAACTCACCACGATAGTACCTGAACTTTGTTTGTCGTAACGTGTTGTAGTCTAACTTAGTCTTGGCAAGTTTCAGTTTTACGTCAGTCATCAATCTTAGATACTTAGAGTGCAACTGGGGTGTATTCAGTGATGCCTTGTCTAGATGCAGTTCATCGATTTGGCAATCGGTATCCCACAATTCCAGTAGATCAGTCATGTTCATATTGTATTCCTCACGTTGTTGATGGTTGTAACTATAATGCTACTACACTTCAAATAAAATTAGTTGCTTATGAACTTATAATGCGAGTACTGAAACGATGCACT